GTAAATCCCTGTAAATCCCATATACGCTTGCTGAGGATTTAGCCTGTACCCGATAGTGCCACCGGGGGCTATTTGTCCGATTTGCGTGAATTACACTTGCGACAAAGAACTTGAATGTTTGACCAAACGCTCAGACCGCCATCAGCTAACGCTTGAATATGATCAGCGGTTAGGTCTTTCGTACTCTTGCAAATAGAACACCAAGGTTGGGCAGCACGCGCCGCCTTAGATAACTTGCGCCACTCGGCATCGTAGCCACGATCTAATCTTGAAGGTCTTTTGCGCTCTTTAACCCGCGCACAATTGATGCACCGAGTGGCCCTAACAACAACACCGCAATCAACGCAGGGTCTAGCTAACATCATCGGTTCTTAATAAATAATTAACTGCTTCATTCAAACTATTGATGTTGTCTTTGAAGTAACCAAGACCAACATTGCATCTCATACATAGCAGCCCACGCACTTGATCTGTTGCGTGGTTGTGATCAACTGCTAATCCGTTCTTGCTTTCCTCAGCATTGACACCACATATAGCGCACGAATAGTTTTGCGCTTGGAGTAACGCTTCATAATCTTCTTTCGGAATATCAGTAATGTTGCGATGCTTACTGCGACAATAACGGCACACATCATACCGACCATCAGGAGTGCGCTTATCATTGTGGAAAGCATCTAAGCCTTTACTCTCTAAACAATTGCGACAACGCTTTGTGTCAATCGTCATCTCTGTCGAAGTCACCAATAGGTTCGGGCATTGATGAGTAAAGTGAATAAGCGTTAAGAGATGATGTTGAAGCGCGTGATAACAATGTTTCAATAGCATCAAATGAAATCGCTTGGTCGGTGCTTACCTCGGTGCATACATCACCGATTGAAACGCTAATCATAATCATTCGCTTAACTCCAATCGGCTATCAAGTAAGTCATCAATAAACTTATTCACTAAGTGTTTCTTGCTATCAATTGTTGTCTTGCGTGAGGCAATCGCGTGAGCTAAGGCTTCATCTATCTCTGCAATGGTTTCAGTATCAGTATCCATATCATTCCTGTAAATGAAAAAACCTCACCTGTTGGATAACGGTGAGGGTAGTAATTAGATAGCGATTCCTGTTACACATAGTGTAACGCATAGAATTGAACCAACTGTCAAGTTTAGTTGGTTTTATCTCTCATCTTGATAATAGCTGCCAAGTCAAAGAGCTTACCCTTTTGCGGTATCGCATTGCCCTTGATGATCTTATACACCGCCCGTTGCGTAATGCCCAACCAAAGGGCAATTGCCTCAATGTCTAAATAGAACCGCCGATTGGGATTGCTCATCGCAAGGGCAATCAATCTGATAACACTCCAAGAGTTCTTGCATCCGTGACAGGTAACGCCCTTCTCTAAGTTCTCAACATCAATCACAACGAACTTTCGGCAATCATCAGTTGGGCAAGGGATACGCCTTGGTTGCTCCTTAAATCGTTTGGCTGCTGCCATTCCTTTTGAATGTAGCTCTTTGACTTCACCCGCAAAATCTTTTGCCCAATCCTGCTGCACAATCCAATCAAGGTGAGTGATATGGAATTGGCAGGTTGCCTCAACTTCTAAATCCCTTGTTCGTTCTTTGAGTACCAATGCAGGTGGTGTGAGTTTGCGCTCTGATCTAATGATCTGTTCCCAACCGTGAAGGATGGCGATTAACTCAGTTGCCATTGAGAAATCCAAGGCGTTCACATTGATTCCAATTGAACGCTCTGTTGAAGGGGAGCCTGACCCTGATCTTCCCGGTGTCAGATACATTCCCGCCTCATATTGCAATTCAGGCAACTCAATCAATTGGGATTGTAGGTTGAATCGGCAGGTGAAACAGGCACCCTCATTGCGAGATGGTCGAAGGCAGATGTTGCAGGTTAGTTGCTCGGTTTCCACTAGAACGGTATCCCATCGGTTGAAGTAGCTGATTTGGGTGGGAATCCACCATTGGCAAAGTAATCGGGCATTTCTTGGGCAAATAGCCCGAAGTCGCGGCATTGATGCTCGGCAAGCACAATTGGGTTCTTCGCCCACATCCTTGCCCCGACCCTTGGCGTTGCCTCAAAGGTTCGCCCTAGTCGGTGAATTTGGTAGGTTCGCAACCCGCTGAACTTGGCTGTGATCTCTGCTAACAAGTTGAGTCGAGTCGGGTCAAGTTTGGTTGGAACTGCGGTAGAGCTGTGACCCGCCCAAATTAGATTTCCGCAGTTTCGGCAATCAATGGCTTGGAATAAAAAATGGCTCATCTTTCCAATACCGTCATTCTTATTATGCCACCCTTATATAGGGTGGCCTTAATAAGGTAAAAAGTTACCTTAATAAGGTAATTTTTTACGGTACTAGAATTCACGCTCAATTTGCTACCGACCCTTGCTCCCAAGTGCCGAAGTGATCTGCGGGATACCAAACCGTTGTTCGCCCCATTTCGGATGTTTTAACCTTATGGTGGCGCAATGCTGCATCTCGACCCGCCTTCAAACCCTTATCGTCATAACGCTTTCCAAGGATGTCTGAGAGCTGTGAGGTTGATAATCCAGGATTTGCATTGACCACATCGATCCACATATCTTCAAGGCCACGCTTCTTTGCCATTCGTGAATCAACACCGCCCAAGGTCAGCGAACGGGTGGTTTCGTCAAAAGTGAGCATTTGTTCCTCTTGCATCACATCTCGCCCATCGGCTGAGAAAAATCTGCCATCTTGAGTCTTTTTAAGTAGCCAACGCACATCTGCCCAATCGTCAAGGCGAGTGGCACCGCGAGCGCGGTCAACGCCATTTTCTTGAGCGCGGCCTGTATGAATAGGTAGAACAAGGTTTGAAACGCCTGCCCGATCTTTGATCACATCAAGGGTATCTAAGAACAATCCAACATCGCTGTTTGAGTTTTCATCGCCGCAACCCGTAAAGGCGCGAGCAAACGGGTCTAAAATCCAAGTTTGAGCATCATTATCCTTCAGGATTCCAACAACTAAATCTTCAACGCGAGCAACCGTCAAGGGCAATCTCTTGCCTCTTAGGTGAACGAGTGTGATCTTGTCAGAGCTTTCAATTGCCACATCATTCATCCATCGGCGATACTGATTCTCTGATACTTCATAATTAAAAATCACAATTCTGCCCTTATGGTCAGGTTGATCAAAGTAATTTAGAAACTTCTCGCCATCAGCTAATGATTTGGCTAGTGAGTTGATTAATGTGGTCTTGCCCGCCTTATATTGGGCTGTAAGGGTTACATTCGCCCCTGTTGGGAATACATCCTTGATTGTCCACTTAACTTCCTCAATCGGCAGTTTAAGCTCATCTGTAAGGGTTCGAACATAGATTGGCGAGTGATAATTGCTTTCGGCTTCTTCGGCATCAAGTACCTTCTTAGCCTTTCGCTTTGCTCGGCTCATCTTGATCTCTTGGGCGGTTAGGTAGTCAATATCGCTTATGGTTTCGGCACCGTCAAAGATTTCACCCGTTGTTGGGTTGTATTCATAATTTGAAATCTCGGTCTTGCCTGAACCAAAGCCCAAGAACCTGAGTGCTTGAGCTGCGGCCTTGAAATCGTTATGGTGATTTAGGTGAGCATAAACTGCAAACTTTGAATAGCCCTTTTCGCTTTCAAATGTGGTTGAGGTTGAGAAAACAAAAAAGGTGTCATAATCTCCATAATTAGTTGATGCGCTGATGCCCTCGCTTTTATGCGGCCTGCGCCAATAGGTCACTTGGGCTTGGGTGTAAACCTTTTTCCAACCCAACGGCTCAAGGATTTCTTCCCAAGTCATTCTTTGGTTGTAATCATCGCCTGGCAGCGCAGGATTGAATTCCCGCTTTGTCAGCTCTTGCTTAGTTATCTCGGACTTTGGCATTTCATCAAAGGTTTTTAAGATTGTAAATAACTCCCACAATTCCTTCTCGGTAATCGTTGGGATGTTTTCAATTGACCCCGCAATCATTGTCCAAGATTTGCCGTTGGGGTGGGCTGTGCCGCCTGACGGTGCGCAGATGCTAAAACCACGCGCCCCGCGAGTTTCAATGAGGCAGCCGCCATCCTCGCCCGCTTTAGAGGCAAGTTTGGTGTTGCCCTCAATTGGTGCGCCGTCAATCTTAACTAAAAAGTGAATTCCCCCCGATGGTGTCATTTCTGAATAGCCATTGGTCAAGGTTTCCCATAAGTATTCAAGCCCTGATGCCTTCATTGCCTCTTTAGCGGCAAGGTGAAGTTTCTGCTCAATGGCTCGACCTTCCCATTCAATCATCAATAGATTGTTTGAAATCGGCCCCGTTATGACACCAAGCCCCTGCACTTGCTCATTATTAAACCAATTGAGAAGCTCATCTTGCGTGGGTTGGCGTTCTTGGTATTGCTTCCAAGAACCAACACCGGGGCGCTTGCTGCCATCGGTTGCAACAGGCACCACAACAATCCCTTGGGCAGCAAAGCGAAGGGCGGTGGTTAGGATTTCGTTAGTCATTGTTTGCCTCTTTTGGATAAGGCAAAACCTGGTAACGCAATTTTTCTAATAATTCCAATTTTCGTTTCCCCCTGGCGTTAAAATAAATGTAACGATGCTTTCTTGAGCGTTCCTTAAAGTAAACATTATCTTTGCCAAATTTCTCAACTACTTGTTTATTGGTTAAACCGTTGGCATAAGTTGCGTGGTGCTGATTCTCTAAACCTTTGACTTTTGGGTCAAGAAACTTGGCGCTTAACCCCGTGTAAATGAAATTAGTTGCCTGGTAAACAACTCCAATATGAGCTTGAGAGCTGTCAGCGTAAGAAACAATGATTTCCCTATCTAATCGCTTGATTGTTCTGCCAATTAGGTAACTTTCACCGTTTTTCGGGATTGAATCATCAACCCATAAACGATTTAGTTCATAAACATTAAACTTCTCGCTTTCCCCGCAAATACCTTTTAGTAATGTTGAACTTGGGCTTACGCCGTAAGTTACAACGCCAACTGGCATCAAACTTGAATAATTAAACAAACCAAAAGCAAAACTAACAGGGCATTTTCGGTGAAGATAGTGTTTTTCAACAACAATATCCATTGCTAAGCTGTAAGAAATTGGCTCAATCCAATAATTTTGGAGCGATGAGGTCGGGATTGAACCGCCAATTGCAGGTTGGAACACCTGCCGTGTTTCCATTACACCATCACCGCAAGTTGCCAACATTATTCCTTTACCACTCCAACGCCATCCAAAAGATGCCGAAGTCAATTGATAGTGTCCATTTATCAATCACAATTCCCAAGCCAAAACCTTTGCGCGTTCCAAATGACATATACAAACCATCTTTGATTCTGATTTCTTTTACCATTAGTCTTTCCCCCAACCCGTTCCCTTAAAATGAACGGCAGGTGCCGCCCAAACCCGTTCCATCGCTATCTCGCAATTGCTGCATTTATATTCAATCTCAGCTTCATCAACCTTGCGAAAAATTGGCATTACCACTTCGCATTTTGCACATTTGTAATCAATGATTGGCAAGGTAGCCTTCTTTCCTTAATATCGCAGCGATCACCTTCGCCATTCGCCAAGGCGTGTCAGGCAAAGATTCTTCATAAGACCGCCACAACGCAAAGGCGATGGCACCTTCAAGGCTATCGCGGCTCAAAGTCTAACTCGCCTTCTTTATCTCTTAGGGCGAATAGAATCCGCGCCTTAGCAATTGGCAAGTATTCAGGCGTTAGCTCGATGCCAACAAAGTTAAATCCTTCATACATCGCAGCTTTGCCGGTCGAACCTGAACCAAGGAACGGGTCAAGCACAATGCCGTTTGGCGGTGTAACAAGGCGCACTAGGTATTGCATCAGCGATGTTGGCTTGACGGTTGGGTGGTGGTTGGCGCGGGTTGTTGTTCGTTCATTTCCTGAACCTGTAAGCATTGAGCCATCTACCGTTGCCTGCATTGCCCCTGTTCTTACTTCCTCAAACCCATCTAACCCCTCATTGCGATCTTTCTTGCTTGCCTTCGCGCAGTAAAAGAATCGGGCGGCGCTCCCGCTGTCATTGAAGCCAACATCGGCGCTGCCTTCCGCAATTGAAACTGGGAACATTCCTTTTGCTTGATTGCCATTTCTACGAACGGCAACACCTGATTTGCCCGTATCAGGAAACCCTGCCACAACCTCATCGCTGCCATCGTGGATGAAGTTGGCGGGGAAGCGGCCTTGCAATTCATCAATTCTTGTTGGGTGTTTTGTCGAACTGAAAATTTCATTATTGCTTGAACATTTGCAAGCATCGCCACCAGCGCAGGAATTACCCCCACCTTCTGTTCCAACCCGCCCACCGTCAATGTTCAACCCGCCAACGCCAAAGGTCAGCACATTGTTGGCAACGGTGCCGATCAACGGCTTCCGCGCTAAAACCATTGGTTCGTGCGCGGGTTTTAGCGCAGTTCCCCAGCCTTGCCATTGCTTCGCGAAATCCAAAATTGCTGTGTTTCCAACTTTTGTGCCATCGTGAATTTCTCCACCACCACCATAATTTCCTTGACCTGAAGCAATCCCACCTTTGTAAGTCACTCTTTGGCGTTCGGCACCCGCAGCCTTATCAATCGCCTTGCTTACATCGTGCGACTTCGGAAACCCTGAACCATAAACCCACATAATCTGATCACGAATTTCAAAGCCCGCATCTTCAATCGCAACTGCCATTCGGTGATATGTGCGCGAACCTGAAAAGGCAATCAAGTGACCGCCAGGCTTTAGTACCCGCAGCGCCTCTTGCCATACTTCAACATTAAACGCAATGCCACTGCTATCCCAACTCTTACCCATAAAGCCAAGCTCATACGGTGGGTCGGTGACGATGGAATCAATTGAATCAGCTTCCATTGTTTTCATTACCTCAAGGCAGTTGCCCTCAAATAAATTAAAGCGTTCGGTCACATTTCCCCCTTGTAAATTATTATTGCCGTGAAATGGTTGGAATCGAACCAACTAAAGGCGCTTCCCCCCGCCAACGCAAACCTGCCATTTCGTTCCCCGCCAACAACGATAAAACGGGGAGATTTAGTTATTTCTGTTGTGCGCCTAATTGTGCCAAGAGTAAGGCAACTTCAGGTGTAATCCCAACAATGTCTGAAACCACCTGAGGGGCAGGGGCAGATGCCCCGCCAATGAAAGCATTTGCTTTGGCAACTGCTGCGACATCGCCGGTTGCATCATTTAGAATCCAAGGCGCGGATTTACCTGGCTTGGCAACGCCTTGCCCGATGCGAGCTAGAACTTTTTGCCCAACCTTTGCCTTGAGTGCGTTCTTTAGTGCGACATTGAAGAACAAAACATTGTTATAGGTTTTGTTATTGTCAAGATCAACAAGATTGACTTCAATTGCATCGGTTTCGCCGTGAACGGTTTGAATCCCAACCTTGTATTCAATTGGTTCGATAATTAACAAAGCACCGGCAAGGTCAGCTACTTTGACACTTTCGGTGGAACTACTTGGTGCGCTGAATGTCATTTGACATCCCCCGTTTCTGTTTGGGTGTTACTTTGGTTTTGTTGGTTTTCCAACTCTATTGGTGGTGATAGCTCAGCCAATTCTTTTGCGATGTCATTGATTGTTTTTGCGGGAATCCCGCAGGCGCAACCATCGGTGCAGCACATTAGACAACCGCCCTTTTGACCGCTTCACTAATTAAAGAAATCAAGTGCAATGCCTCATTCGCTGTTAAATATGCTGCCACATTATCATTCTCCGCAATAACTATTCTAATTTCATCTGTAACAAAACAATGAGCAACATCTATTTTGTCATTGTGTTCTTTATCGTGACACATTGAGGAAAAGGTACTCATTTTGACTCCGTATCTCCATTGCAGGCAACCGATAAATCGGTACTGAATGGTCTGAAGTAGGGGCAATAATTACAATTCCGCGATGGTGCGGAAGGAATAACTGCCCACATCGTAGGTGACTTCTCAACATCAACTGTTGATAAAAGCTCATAAACATTATCTAGGCGTTGAAGTGCGCCTACGGCAATTTGTTCATCGTAAGGATGAAGTTCAAGAAACATATCGGATATTTGGCCGCCAGTTGGTAGAAAGGCAAGCCCAACTTGCTTAACATCGTGACCTTCTTGCGCCTTGCCGTAGGCGTACAACTGAACTTGGATTATCTGTTGTTGGCTCGCACCGCTACTGCGCTTTTCCTTTACACTCGCGGGTGAGGTTGTTTTCCAATCAATAACAATCCCGTTTTCCTTATCGTATAGGTCAACTGTCCCGGCAAGATTGGCACGAATCTTAACCTTGCTCTCAACCTCAAAACGATCAGGAAACTTTGCGAAGATAAGCTCCAAATGGGAGTGGATTGCCGTGCCCACCTGGGCAGCCCAATTGCCCCCACCTGTTTCATTCACCTTTTCCCAATCAAGTAATTTGTAAGCTAACTTGCGGGTACATTCTTGGCCTACTTCACTAGGGCCAATGTAAACCTGCTGCGAACGGGGCGAGAAAATACCCGCTTGGGTAATAATCTCGCCCAATTCAATTGCAAGCGCCTTGCTTGGAGTGTTCAAAGGTGTGAAGCTCATTGCTTATTCATCATCTCTTACAACTGTGAATCGGCGGGTAGTTGAAACTACTTCAAGCAAGTCAATCACTTGAGCAGGCAGGATTTCTCGCGCCCGCTTAGTGTCAAATCGCTTTGATTCAACAACCGACCATCGAATGACAGGGCGGTTGCCAAACATCCCAACTTGGGCATCGCCAAGGGCGGCTTCCAAGTGTGAACGGGCAATGTCTGCAACCTCTTGCCATTCCTTTATCTTAATCAACGCGGCTTTGTATTGCTCAAACCACGCATTTGCATCAGCATCAAAATCAACGATGCCTTTCTCTATTTCAACGGTCACTTTAACCCCCAAAGTTTTTAGTACCATTTTTTTTGTTTGAAATGTTGCCAGGCAGCGCAGGGGCCACCTGAACCATATTTTCTGCCGATGTAAGCAAGGGCAGCAACGGTTTGGGCAACTTCAGATTTACTGCGAGTCATCCCAAGGTTTCTATAAGTTGAATCTAACAATTGCCCAACACCTGATGCTGAGCTTGTTGGATTCTTTTTGTTCTTCCACGCGCTTTCTTTGCCCATAAGCAAACTAAAACACCTGAAATCTTTTTTGGTAAGTAGCTCGCGGGCGAGTTCCTTATGATCAACCTGCATCAGAATTGGGCGTTCTTTGTAAATGACCAATTGCGGAATGGCAGGTGTTGGATTTATTGCTTGAACCAATAGTGAAGTCACCGTACTAACCACCAAGATAAGGGCGATTCTGTTGATGACTCTTTTTGTGTTTGGTTTGATTGGATTGCTCCTTCTCTAGCCGCCAATTCAACTTGAGCCGCAATTTTGTAAACATATTGCGAAGAACACTCAAGGGTGATGGCGATTTCGTTGGCGCTTTTGTTCTCAGATAACATTTGGCGAATTAACATCGCTTTATCTGTCAGCTTAATCTTTCGACCTTTACGGTTGATTGATCGGCGTTGGTCTGCGGTATAACCGCCCCAAAATCCGTAAACAATGCGTTTGTCAAGTGCGTACTCCAAACATTCCTCTCTATGAATACAACTTCCGCAAATTTGCCGAAGTCGGGGCAGGCGCTCTGCCTCATCGCGCTTATTGTCGGGAAAGAAATAATCTTTATCCTCAATCTGCGCACATTTGGCTTCGGTGAACTTTGGGGAATCGCTGAAAATGTCAAAATTCATCTCCTTGTTCCGTAGCCTGCTTCTCGAAGTAAATTGATGATTTGTTCTAGCGACATAATCGCCCACCAATTCGCGGTGTTGGTGACACCAACGCCGTTAGGTTTTACAACCAAAACGCCAAAGTCTGCTTTAGCGTTCTTGGTTTCCAACTCGGTTTCTTTTAACCAAGCAGGAATCTTATATGTTTTGTGATTTTTAACTTCCCAAGCCAATGCAGGGGTTCCTGTTATATCGCCAAGATCAAGTGCGCCATTTAGCGCCCTTCTTTCGGCGTAGGGAAAACCGTTATCAATTAAGAATTTGACAACGGCAGTTTCCGCTGAGGTTCCCTTTGCTTTGGCTTTGGACATTAAATCTCGCCATCTTTGTTATTGCCGAAAATGCCGACAATAGAAATGATGCTAATGATAGTTACAACTAGAGCTAACCAAAACATTTGGCGTTTTCCTTTCCGTTCAAGGTCAAGGGTGACATAAACTACACCATAACCTCAGGCGCGACACGCTAACGGCTAAATTGAATTTCCACTTGAAATGGTGCGCCTGTGTTCACATCAAACTTAGCTGCAAGTTCAAGGGCAGATTTGATCGCGTTGCTTGCGGTGTCAATGTTCATTGTTTCCCCCACCGCTTCGCCATAAACATCTGCCATTGAAGTCAGATAGCCAAGGGCGTAGGCGCTACCCGACCCAATGCCGTAGGTGAAGTCTATTGATTGCGAGATTCCTAGATCATTGCCGATTTCAAAGATGTTGCCATTGAAGGCGAGCAAGTAGGCAAAGCTCACGCCTTCTTTTTGGTAATCATATCCATTGTCTTTGAACGCCTTGATAATGCTCGGAATAACCTTTTTACCCATAAACATTACGGGGTCGGTGCCATCGTAGGCAGGCGGTTTCCAATTATACATAAGCACATCGCCTGGGCGGCAATCTCCGCAAACCCCCAAGAGGTACTTGCCAACCTTGACAATTTTGGGCGTTGAGGGCGAAATGATGCGTTTGTCACCATCGGTGATTTGGCTGTCAGCTCCAAGGATGGCAAAGCCTTTGCCTTGGTAGCCTGCAATCGTGGTCATAGGGGCAATTCTACCCGTTTGAGGGGTATCTGTGGGGCAGGTATCAGGCGTGGGCAGGCGGAAATAGGGCAAAAATAATTCTTAAATTGCCTTGGCGTGTCTTGACACTATGTCAAGACAGGTGCTAGATTTGCCTTATTGGAAAACGAACGGGTTTCCAAGAAACGGAAAAGAAATGAATCTCTTTCAAATCAATCGTGGCAAGTTCATTAGCACAAATGAAGAATTCCGCATCGAATACTTTATTTACAAAGGTGGCAAGTCAGAGTGGGTTATTTCTCGCAAGAATAATGATGGAAAGTATTTTTCAGCAGTAGCAGGCGCACCAACACTTGCAGATGCAAAAGCAAAGTATTTTGAAATTGTTAAGGCGGTTGCATAATGACAACTTACAAAATCACCCGCAATGTTTACAATGAGTTTTCATCTTTGATTCAAAGTTGCGCAAATATCCCTGAAGAAGATAATGAATTTGATGGGTTATTTACCGCTTTGGATAATAGTGATTTCTTAAAGGGCTATCACATTGTTGAATTGAATCAAGCTCAGGTCAAGCAATTGATTCACTTTAGCCATAAGCAGATTGATTACTTGGCAGGCACAACTATTCCTGAATTGAATTATGACGGCAATTACAAAGAGGCGGGCGCTTGCCGCTACACCATCAAAGGTTTACAAAAGCTGATTGCCTCACTAGATGAAAAGGCGGTTGTCTAATGTTGCACTATTGCACTTGCCTAACTTGCGGCTCTAAGTTTGATGCCGTTGCTAAATTACACGAATGTTTCAATTGCTACGAAATAAGAATGGGGTGGAAAGAAATGACAATTTACTACTGTGTGTTTTGCGATAACAAGGTTGGCAATGAGAAAGTCTGCCTGAACTGCAACGAATACAAAGGCGTTGTTACCGAAGCTGAGTTCAATCAATTCCAACTAGATTATCCGCGTGCAATATGAGCGCAATGAAATCGCTTTACCTTGACCTAACAACAGGCGTTGCCGAAGTCAATGAAACCTTGCAAGAAGGATTTGACCTGCAAAATGCCAACTTTGAAACAATAGATTTGGCACTTTGCCAATCAATCATCAAGTTAGTCGAAATGCGCAACACTCTAAAAGAAATGGGAGCAGTAAAATGAGAATGACCCGCAAATGGCGTTTAGTTAGAACCGCCTTCATCATCGTAGGCGTTTGGTTAGTAATTGAGATCGCAAAAAACCTTTGGTGGACATCTGAAGGTTACTGTTGGGGCGATGCCCTCAAGTGCGTAGGTGGTTTGTAATGGTCACGCCGCAACGCTCAATTCGTATCAATGAAGAACTATGGCGCAAAGCCAAAGAGAAAGCTGAAAGCGAAGGCAAGAACATAAGCGAAGTGATTGTTGCTTATTTGAAAGATTACGCCTAGTTAAAAGGCGAAAGAACCCCCAACAGGAACGGCTGTTGGGGGTTCTTTCTTGGGGGTGCGGTGAACGCACTAAATCTGAAAACTTCGAGCAATTCCTTCTTCAAGCGAAATCTTTGGCGTGAACACTTTGAGCATATTGCTTGGCTCGCCAACTCGAAACATTACACCAACAGGTTTGGTTTCATCGGTAACAATCGGCACCCGATGCCCGCTAATATCCATCATCATTTCAGCAAGTTCAATAAAACTCACGGGAACGCCTGAGCAAAGGTTCATAACTTCAACATCATTTTGCGCAGCTACTAAACTGCCCTCAACCACATCGTCAATATGAATGAAATCTCGAACCTGTTTGCCGCTGCCCCAAATCTTGAACTCTTTTTCTTGGTTCCAACAACGGCTAACAAATGACGGGAAAGGGTAATCTAAATCTTGGTCTTGACCATAACCACTAAACGGGCGCAAGATAGTGACCTTCAAACCCTCGCGCCTTGCATACATTGCCAACATCTCACCCGATAGTTTTGCCCAACCGTAGCTGAAATCAGGGGTGCGGATTTGGCTTAAATCAATGTCTTTTTCTTCCAACATAATTGGCATTTCACCTGTCTGTAAATAAACAGGATAAGCAGCCGATGAAGAATAATAAATGATTCTGTTTGGGCGAGTTCTAAGCGCCCATTGAAAGAGATCACTATCAATGGCAAGGTCGGTGGCAACTGCCAAGGGATTACCTTCAATGGTGGCTCTGCCGCCGACTACTGCCGCAAGGTGAATAACAAGGTCAAAGTGTGTGTCATCTTTAGCAAAGAAATCGCGGGCATCAATGCCGTTGGCAATGTCAATTCCTGTTATATCGTGTTGATCGCCAAAGGCGCGGTGATAAGCGCGACCTACAAAACCCGCGTTGCCGGTAATAAGAATCTTCATCTAAGCGCCTCAAGAAGTTGCTTATACATAAGAGAATTGATGAAGTTGTTGAAGGCATCTCTGTCTGCGGTGTAAACCTCAGCGGCATTTACAGTTTTGTAACCTTCATCCATCTCAGCTTTACCAATTAGCGGATGGCAATGCTCAATAATGATTTCAGGGCAATAGGTAATCTTGCCTAAATCAGTTCCAAGGCGTAGCCAAAAATTGTCAAGATAAAGGTGGCGCATATTCGGCGGCACCATCCCGCCAAGGGCGGTGACAATATCCGAAGTCATTGCAATCATTGTTGGCAAGCTCTGACCTTGGAAAAGGTCATTGCCGTAGGCAAGGGCAGGCGCATCTTGAAGTTTGCTGATCAACTTATCATCCCATTTGTGGGTTCTTGGCCTGTGATCATCGCCCATAAAACAAAGGTATTTGTAATGCTCGGCGTATTCTTTCGCCACTTCATTCAGCGGGAAAGCCATCCCGCGAGTGGTGTTCTCAATTAAGATGTAATCAATATCGGCGGCATCGTAGCCATCAAATGTAAGGTCATCTTTATCAATGACAAATAACAAATCGGCAGTTGCTTGGGTGTCATTAAAGGCATCGCGCAACGCCTGCGCATTATGAGGCCGCCCGCGTGTGGGAACTATAACAAGAAGTTTATCCTTCACGATGGGCAATCTCCCCTGCAATGGCGAAGTAGGCAGCGCCATCAATGAAGGAATCTAAATGATCAGGTGACTCAATCAGGCGAGCAACCTTGACCAATGCCAACATAATCGCGGCTTGGGCGGGAGTTATCTCAGCTTCAAGATACACCGACCACAAAGCCGCGATTCGTTGATGATTTGTTAGCGGGTCACCGTAGTTTTTATTTCGGTCACCGTGAGTAAGGCGTGAAGCCTCTTTAAGAATATCCCCCCGAAGCATTTGTTACTTAGCGCCTTTGCCGAAATCTGTTGATTTCGCATCAAGTGCCTTTAGAACAGGGCCAGCGATTGCCGCTAAACCTGCGACAAAATAAGTCTTTAGTGGTTGATCAGGGCTTGCGAGATAAAGGGCGATGATAGATGCCGCAGCAGCTCGCAGGTAAGTTTTAACAATTGCTTCAATTTTAGCCTTGTTCATTATGACTCCTTAAAGGTTGGCTTGCCGAATCCTACAATGTGAACCGGCAAAGATGGTTTTACCTTGCCCCGATTCTTCTTCTTATATGCTCGCACCTTTTCGCAAACTTGACCACCATTGCGCTGATCGCCTTTTTTGTCGGGTGCGGTGTTGCCTTCGATTGTGGTGATAGTTCCGTTTGTGTGAACTTGGGTAACAATCCCAATATGTGAAATGCGGTCAATTCCATCGTGCGGGAAATCAAAGAAAGCGCAATCGCCAATTTCAGGGGTTGCGGTTTCGGCATCTTGCCAGGCATTGTTTTTCTTAAAGGCGGTTGCACCTGCAAGTGTTGAAACACAATTAGGGATTTTCACGCCTACTTCTTTGAACACCCAATTAACAAAAGCACCGCACCAAGGTTGATTTGTTTTTTGGTACTTGGTTTGATTCTCTTTCGGGCCTTCAATCAGCCCTAATTCAGCTTTGGCTGTTTCTACGATTTGGTTTCTTTGGTTCATTTGCTGCCCCCGTAATTAGTATTTTGTAAATTTCCTCAACTTGGCGTTCAAGTCGAGTGACGGAATCTTTGAGGCTTGACCCACTATTCGGTTTCAATTCGCTTAAATAATGCTTGACCATCCAACGGGTTGCGGTAGCAAATGCGCCGATAATGGTGCAGATAGCCACCGCCATTGTTAGATAATCTTGAGCTGTCATTTCGTAATCACCAACACCGACATTAGCGCGGTTCCTGATGAACAAATGCCATAAATTGCGTTTTCGTGATTTTGAAGAGTCAGCTTGTCACCGTTATCCATTCGATACCCTGTTGATGAAGTGAGGTTGGAATCACCAAGATAAATGGTGCCACTTGATGAGTGCAAGTTTACTTGCTCAGCTTGAGCATCTGCTGCGACCAACAATGTTGGTGAGGTTGTCACCGTGATTTGAGCTGATGAAATGGGCATTGTTCTCCTAGATTAGCCCCGAAAGATTTGCTTACTTTGTAAGTGCTGCGATTTCTTCGGCTGATAATCCAAGGGCAGCCAACTTAGCCTGCGCCGATGCCTTGGCATCTGCCGCTGCCTGCTCTGCTGCTTCGCGTTCAGCTTTAGCAGTTGCGGCGGCGATGGCATCTAGCTCGCGCTGTGCGATTTCCTCTTGAGTTAGCGGTACCTCAACAGCAATACCGGTAGCGCAGTTAACTTCAATCTTGATTGGTGTATCAGACATTTTTTATCTCCCAGTTTAGTTGTTCTTCATTCCAAGTGTAAAAGTTTTCATCTTGTGGCATAGGTATTGGTGGTTCCCATTGGCAAGTTTCCTCATCTAGTAACCAAGAACCGTAAGGCTTTGGTGGGACGAAGGCATCACGGGTGGCATCATAAATGAAACCAATTCCCGCATAGTTGTAACGGATATTAGCGTTGTAACTTGTCTGTACCCAGACACCGCTCAAGCCAAGGTCATTGGCTAGGAAGTCTTGACCGCGATGTTCTTGCTCATTCGGTACCACTAATACCCGTAGAACGGTTCCACCGTTAGGGTCTATCTCTGCAAAGTGTGCCATTGTATTTTCCCCTTACGCCAAGTATCTAACGATAACTATGCCTGAACCGCCTGCTTGAGTGGTGCCTAATCCACCACCGCCAACGTTTGCTGTGCTTCCGCCACCTAAACCATTTGCGCCGTTTGAAACTGACCCTCGACCACCGCCACCGCCAGCGTAATATCCGCCATCACCTGTACCAGTTGTTGATGCCCAAGTAGAGTAAGTATTCAAACCGTTTCCACCTGCGCCACCGTTTCCACCTGAAGGTGCGTTGCTTCCAGCAGTACCAGCACCACCGCCACCACCTGTGTTGTTACTTGAACCCGAACCGTTGCCGCCTCTGTTTCCTTGGCCTGATGTTCCAAGTCCACCGCCAGCATCACCGCCACCGCCACCAGAGCCACCAACTTGACCTGCGGTACCAAAGTTAGTTGAACCTGTACCACCGCCTGTTGCAGTTAATGAACCGCAAGATGAGTTGCTTCCATTAGCAGATGAACCGCCACCGCCGATGGTTACTGTTTGAGCAGTTGAATAGGATTGCGCTGCTGTGTAAAGCAAACCACCACCACCGCCACCGCCAACTTGACCGCCACCGCCACCTGCGACAACTAAGACATCGCAAGATAGGGCTGTGGCTGGGGTAAAGGTGCCGGAGCTAAGAAATGCGTGGTACCAGTAAGTGCCATCGGTCTGAATGATTGAACCACCTGTTGCCTTTGGTGCCTTTGTTGGGGTAGTGCCAAGGGCAGATACGCCGTACAAATAAAAAGATGAGTTTGTCATAGCAAGACTTGAACCCGTAGCAGAAATCGTGATTGAAGTTATTGCTGCGGTGTTAGACCAAAGACCAGCATTTAGTAAAGAATAAGCAGTTGTTTGGTTTTCTTCTTCAACCGCATCAATGCTTACAGATTTGTAGTTTGCTGATGTGTAATTTGGAATGTAAATTTCAGCATTGCTAAATGTATTGGTTCCAAAGGAACGATAGCCAGCCCAAAAACCATTTGATAATGAAGCACTTGATTCTGTATAACTTGCTACTACTGCTCCTGAACCTCTAAGCGCCCGATAAGTGTATCCAGTAGTAGTACCATTAAATTGAACTACAATTGCATCTAAACCGCCTGTGTTATTAACACCCATCTTCAACACCAAATCGGTGTAGCCAGTTTGAGGGATGCTGTTGAATGTAACGCTGCTTGCTCCCGCAGCGCCGACAGTGATTGTTTCTAGGAGTGT